ACAACTAGTGGTGCAACAATTACAGGAGCACTTACAGCTGGAGGATTAACTTACCCAACTATAAATGGAACTATTGGACAAGCATTGATTGGAGATGGAGCAGGTAATATTGGATGGGGTGACGTTGCAACTGTTGGATTGAAGTCAAGAACAACAGCACAGGTAACACAATCTATTGCTAATAATGCTGCATCAAATGTGTCTATCTCAACTGCTAAAGGATTTATTTTGTATAGTATTGAAACATCACACGCTGCATGGGTGACATTATATGCTGATACCGCTAGTAGAACTGCTGACTCTGGTAGACTTGAAACTACTGATCCTACTCCTGGTTCTGGAGTTTTATCAGAAGTTATTACCACAGGAGCAGTAACACAATTAATTACACCAGGAGCTATTTGTTTTAATTCTTCTCCTACAGCAACAACATATGCAAAGGTTGTAAATAAAAGTGGATCTACAGCAAATGTTACCGTAACTCTAACTTATCTACGAATAGAGAATTAGTATGGAAGAGAAGACCTACATCGTAACGCTCTATAAACACGAGGATCTAGAGCAATTTTACAATGAAATGAGTGGATTCCATCTAGTAATGAAGCGTCCTATGAGTAGGAACACTCACTATAAAATGAGTGAAGAACAAGCAGAAAAATTACGTCAAGATCCTAGAGTATGGGATGTACAATTACCACCTGAAGAACTTGGTATAGTAAAGAAAAGAAATACAATTAATTATAACGAGTATAATATCACTGGAAATTTCTGGAAAGGAGATACACAAGGAGCTCAAACAGTTTCCCCACAATATAGACAATGGGGACATATTCATTGTGCTGGTGATACTGCACAGAGAGATAAAGGTAATTTTGGTCTCATGAATTTAGGTGGAAGTTATGAAATGACACTTTCAACTGCATCTGTAAATGTTTTTAATGATGGTAAGCATGTTGATGTAGTTATTTGTGATGATCCAGTATCATCTGACTGCAGTGAATGGTTCAGTCCTACCACAGGTCAATCCAGATTTATAGAATATGATTGGTATGGTCAATTAAATACACTTGTGGGAACTATTGATGATGATGGTGTTACTCTTCCAACAGGAGCATATTCTAATTACGTTAACAATGCTACTAACACAGAGAGTCATGGTACACACGTTGCTGGAACAGTAGCAGGACAGCACTATGGATGGGCGAGAGAAGCAAACATTTATAGTATGCAAGTCCTTAGTAATAGTTCTAATCAAGGTACACCTGTACCAGATCTATTAATATTTGATTACTTAAGAGCTTTTCATAGAAGCAAGACAGTCAATCCTGATACTGGTATTAAAAATCCAACTATTACAAATCATAGTTGGAGTTATGGGTATGATCTTGTTGCGATATTAGAGAAAGCAAGTCTTGCTCTTAGTGATATTACTCAGGTTGTTTATAGAGGTATAACATATAACAGTAGTAATCCTAATCCATCTGGTTGGACGTGGGCGGGACTAGAGGCAGACTTTGGTTTTTCTCCTACTAAAATGGATATAAATTCTGAATACGCAGCGATAAATGCTGACGTAGAGGATGCCATTAGTGAGGGTGTAGTTATTGTTGCAGCTGCTGGTAATAACAATTTTCATTGTGTACAAGATGGAGATCCTGATTACTACAATACAGTAACTATTTCTGGATTAGGAACACTCTATTACAATAGAGGATCATCACCTGCTAATGCAGTCAATGCTATATCTGTTGGAGCTTTAAGTAATAGAGATGATTTTAGAAGGTCTACTTACTCTAACTTCGGACCTAGCATTGATATATTCGCACCTGGTAATAATATTATCTCTGCATATAATAGTTCTGGACTGAGTGATAGTAAATATGGTGGTACAAACTATTTCTATCCTATTCAAGGAACTAGTATGGCATCACCACAAGTAGCAGGTGTGCTTGCATGTTTAGCTACTGGTAAGGAGAGATTCAATCAGAATGATGCTAAAGGATATTTGAATAGTACTGGTATTTACAATGACATGAGTTGGAATGCATCTGGTGGACAGTTTAATGACTCCTCCTGTCAAAAGGGTAGTCCTGACATATATTTGATTGCTAAAAATCCTAGAGAGGGTGTGACTGGAATGATATCTAGTCAAGTTGGTGCTAGAACTACTGGTCTTACATATCCTAGAGTTTCTACATTCAATAGAGCAGCTCCTGCTGCAACACCCAAGACGTTTACAATTAGTGTTACTAATATTGGCGGATCACATTATGTGTTCAATGGTTCTGATAGAGCAGCTGATCATGTTGATGCGCAAGATCCAGTAATCAATGTAAATGTTGGTGACACTCTAGTATTTTCATTTAATATTTCTGGAAGTCATCCATTCTGGGTTAAAACTTCTCCTACAACAGGAACAGGAAATGGAGTTACTACAGGAACAATTACAAATAATGGTCAGCAGTCATCTAATCTAACATGGGACACAAATGGTGTTACTGCTGGAACATATTATTATATCTGTCAAATCCATGGTTCAATGAGTAACTCTATCATTGTATCTTAAGGCATAAATAAACAAGAGCACTAGTATTTACTGATAAGTTAAATGGCTGATCGTTTTCCATTAATTGTTAATTCTGTATCTAAAAAGATAGAAGAACTGGTATCGGGTGACAATTTAGATCTTACTGGTAACGGTATCACTATCAGTTCGGACACTGGTGCAGGAAAATATTTAACAAGTAATGGGACTACAGTTTTTTGGGGAGATCCTGGTGATGTATATCTAACACAAACTCAAACACTGACTAATAAAACATTTGAAACTTGTATTATTTCAGCTGCTCTTAATACTATAAGTGATATACCAAATAGTTCTTTAGTTAACTCTGGTATTACAGTTAACAATATTACAATTCCTCTTGGTGGAACTGTAGTAACACCAGATAATAACACTACCTATGTTGTTTCTGCTCAAGATGGTTTATCAGCATCTGAAAAAATTATACGTTTAACTTCTGCTGGTAATTTTGGTGCTGGTGTTAATGATGATGTTACTTTAGCAGTAGGAGTACCAGCATCAGTTCCAGCTGGATCAAATACAGTATCTTTATTCCTTGATAGAGTAGGAGATAAGTTAACTGTATCTGGACATGTCGTAGATAACAATACAATCACAACACTTAATGCACCTGGTGGAACTAATACCTCTGGAGCAATTAACTTTACATCTACTGGTGCTGCTACAGTCTCTATGACTGGTAGCACTATTAATATTGATGCTCTTGATACTGATACTAGAACTAAAATTCGTGCAGGATCTGGTGGTACATATGGTCCTGCTGATACACAGCAAGGACTATTCACATTCTTAGATGGAACAGGAACTGTTGTTGCTCAAGGTGTTGATGGTAGTGGAGATCCTACTATTACCTATACATCTACTGATACTGTAACTCAAGTTCGTGGTGGAAGTACAGGAACTTACTTGCCTACTGCTACTGGAACTGCATCAACACAAATTTCTATTGAAGGTGGAACTGCTCTTGGTGGAAATACAGTTGTAAGTCAGACTGGAAATACTATTCTTATTGATAGCACTGACACTAACACTGTTACTAAAGTTGGTAGTGATAACAATGGAAGTCCTATAGCACCACAGTCAGGAGATTTTATTTTTAAACAATCTGGTGCAACAACAATTACTCAGTCTACAAACGGAAGTGGTCAAGTTGAAATTACAGTTAGCTCTGTCAACAGTGATACTGGTGCTACTCTGACTGCTAGTAATGGTGTTCTTCTAGCAACTTCTGATTTTAGATTAAAAAATGCTAGTAATCTTACTGGTAACAAAGTATTAAAATGGGATGATGGTAATGCTCAATTAGCAGATAGTATTATTTCTGATGATGGATCTACAGTTACAATTTCTGGTGATTTACAAGTTGATGGTACACAAACAATTCTGAATACTACAACACTTCAGGTAGAAGATAATATTATTGAACTGAGAAAAGGAACTTCTATCACGGGTGCTGATGGTGGTATTCAAGTCAATAGAACTACAGACGGTAGTGGTGTTGTAACTTCATACAAACAATTACAATGGCATGAGTCTGGTGGTTATTGGAGATCTTGGGATGGATCTGTTGAACAAAGATTAGTAACAGAAACAGAGACTCAAGTTCTTACAAATAAAACTTTAACTAATCCAACACTAACAACACCAACTCTTGGTGCAGCATCTGCAACTAGTATCAACGGATTAGAAATTGCTTCTACTGCCTCTGCTGTTCTTGACATTCAATCTGGAAAGACAGTTGATATTAATAATGATCTAACACTTAAATCAGATAACAACACAGGAAATACTAACGTAAACTTTAGAGTTGGTGGAGATGTTGCTTTCAAATCAGATACACTTGCATCGTTTGCTTCTACTACAGCGACTCAATTAAGAACATTAATTAGTGGAACTACTGGTGTTGATGATCTTGTCTTCCAAACCAGTCCTGTTATCTTAACTAGTTTGGTAACTACATCTACTGGTTTTGCTTTACTTAATTCTGGTGCTCAGTCAATTCAGTTTGGTGGAGCTGCAACTGCGATTGACATGGGTTCTCAATCAGGTACTGTAACTGCTAATGGTGATGTAGTAGTAGGAAAGGATCTGACAGTTGGTACTGCTAACACTGATCTATTTCAATGTAATGCTAGAATTGATGTTGCTAACTCTGATATTTTAATTAGAGGTGGCACATCTGATCCAATGACTGTTGGTAGAGGAAC